TATATCCCCAGGGGACTTATTTGCGCCATAGTCTTGGCGCTTGTTACTATTTGACAGAGAAAGGACGGTTGAGGTTATTTCTTTGAAGACGAGTCTTCACTTTTATATCTTAGAACGCTAACCACGTTCGAGGTTACTTTGATGGACTCCCGTAGTCCATTTTTGTAATTTAAACCTATCCATATAGAGACCTAAGTTATTTTAATGAACTTCGGTGAGTTCATTCTTATAATTTTTAATCTTGTAGTAGAGTAGTATTAATCTAAAGCAAAAACCACGTTTTAACACAGTGATTCATGTGTATAAATAAGAAAAATACCTAAAACGACAGTACGATATTGTATCGAGTCTGTGTCCTAACTATCAAGACCACTAATCTTGAGTAGTTAGGGAAAGTCAGCCCTGTGAACATTTGTTTACAGGGCAGGCGGGCTAGCTTCGCCATTGATGAAGCCATCGTAATTACTGATCATAAAAGCACGACCCGTAAGGGGAAGAGAACTTTTAAGAACTAGAGCGACTAATATTTGTCCAGCGGCATATAAGGAGTTGCGATTCCCGGAGCTTACCACTCGAATCGTCGCTTCTTGAAGAGCATAAAAATCGAAACCAGAAACGGTATACCAGAGGGGGAGAGGACATCGTTAACCAACACGATGCCAATCCACCTCGAGTTCTAACGAACTTCCATGCAGCCAAAACGATTGCAACTTTGAGTTTGATCTACTTAGCGAAAGCGGTATTTGACAATGAAATGTTGTGAGTTTGAGTTAGTAATTGCATGGTAACAACTTGAGCAATCAAACCACAAACCCTTGTGGAGATTGTCTTGAGTTGCTAAATCAGTTAGCAACCCGAGACTTTTTCCCTTCGCGTTATCACATGAAAATGAACATTACGCGAGAAAGAGACGAACAACCCCAGCATGAAACATGGCTGACAATGATGACGAAAATAACAGGGCTTCCAGCCCACTTTCTGTGGCTACCACACTGGATCTGTCTTCCAGTGGTGCTATGCCACAACCTTATCAGAGGATCCGGATTTCCGGATCTAACCACGTACTTGCGGAGATGCTATCTCCTGCTTTGTACGGCCTGCGAGCTTGGTCAACGCACACTCTTGTGCATGACTTGTTCGCTACCATTGTTTTGGACTTTGTGTATTACTGCGAAGTGGACTTGTGTTTCACTTCTATTAATTTCAGTGTCCATACTGGCGTTGTACTCGAATTATCCCATTTACATGTTTTGTCTAACACTCACGTGTTTTACACTCATTCGACTTTGGTGCGTTATCGATCCACCAACGGTGACACTGTCACTGCTTGGAACACGATTGTTGACCTGGCTACACAAATGCCAACACCAGAACATTCAGCCACAATCTGAGGAGAAATATGGGAAGTCCAAATGGCAGTCACGCAGGAAAAAGCGTGACAACCATGCTATTGAAGGAAAGAAACTTCGAGAGAAACAAGAGAAACGTCGACTAGCCAAACTGCGACAATTAGGACGAGTGAAGAAAGAGAAAGAAATTCAAGGCATCAAGCCGGAATCGCTAGAGACCGATGCTGAAGCCCGACAATTCGGATATCTACTCAACACTCAACCTGAGAAATCAGCACAATGGCAGAGTTTGATTGCCATCCAATTGACCTACTTTGCCAGTTTGTCCGTGTCGACGAATTGGAAACAGGTCACAGCAGCAACTGCACAGATGCTAGCTGGCACTTTTTCACCTGAAGAAGTTGCTAAGCTTTTACCAGTGTTGTCCATGCGTCCAGAATCTGATGATTCATTTTCCTTTGCCAGTTTTAAGGAAATGCTTGTTAAGGTTAAGGATGCCAAGGCGAGTTTAAATGAGATTCCCATGTGGAAACAAATTACTCGTTCTTGTGCGCTGCTGACTTTATTCGGCTTGAGACCCGAACACCTTCCCATGGAGGATGGTTTGGTTAAGAAAGCCGCTGAAGTTTGGATGAAACGTGTTGAACAAACAACATCACTCGACACCGTAGTAGATATGGTACTTGATACCATTGTCTTTTCTTCGGAGTTTTACCAGAGTTATCAAGATGGAACCCTTGATTCGATGTTGCGTCCCGGAAACCTGTTAATGGAAGCCAATGAGCTTCTTGCAATGAAGGATTCCTTCTTATGTGGACAACTTGTTTACCACGGAACGACGGAAGCAAGATATGAGACGGAAGTGTTTAAGATGCTAACGCGTTTGGAATCTGTTATGCGTTCACGACGTATGATTAATTCAGATGCTATTACCTACCGACGCCTCCATTCATCAATGATCGAACTTTACACTTTGATTCGAGTCCATGCAAATGTGGGTGGCCTGAGAAACCATCCTCCTGCAGTAGTAGTATACGGCGAATCCCATGTTGGGAAATCTTCCTTTTCGGAGATGCTGATTGTACTAGCTGCACATTGGCTTGGATTTGAGTGTGAAGATAAGAACATATATTACCCTGCAAAGGGTGATGAATATGATTCAGGCTACACAGGCGAAATCAATGCTGTTCTGTACGATGATATTGCAAACGTCAAGTCAGAGTTCCAAGACAATAAAGAGCGACACTTTTTCATCAGATTCGCAAACACGATGAAGACGATGAGTGTCCAAGCCGACCTCGAGAAGAAAGGGCGGATCCCTATCGAACCCAAGTTTTGCGTTGGTACAACCAACAAACAGGATTTAGATATATTCTCCTATTCTAACAAACCATCTTCGCAGTTCAATCGATTTTTCGCTATAGAATTGCGGGTCAAGGAACAATATCGTTTCAAATATGATGATGGTTCTACCGGGGAGGCTCTTGATGCCAAATACACTAGCGATGAGATTTCCTTTAAGTATCACGAAGCGCGTTTTTACACGTACATTCAGAAACAATCAGGAGGTCGAACCAATGCGAAAAAGAATGGTTCTGTGAAGAACGACTATGTCCTCACTCGTGAGGAGTGGCTCGATATTCCAGAATTCTTAATTCAGCTCAAACATCGTGTAATCACCAAACACAAACAAGGCGAGCAATACCTGCAAGGGATGCGAGCCATGAAAAAGAAACCTATCTGTAAAAAGTGTGGTATCTTCGAAAGTGATTGCAGATGTCCTCCAGTGGACATTGAGCCTGAGGCCTTCTTTGGCTTCGATTTCGCAACTGAAGCAAGTGTCAGATGGATCAACTTCTTTGAAGCTGTTCCAGGCATTCAAGACTTTATTCACTTTTATGGCATTATGTTCAGAGGTGCCCGAGGAGGTATGTTTTACATGTTGAAACTAATCTTTGGGTACTTTATTGGATGGTTACTGGGAACCATGTGGCGGATTGGACCGTTCTATACGTTCATCCGTTGCTTGGAAAACATATTCCCTTATTGGGAAGCTATCCCATGGATGACATTCCGTGAATGGTATGAAGACGCAGAATATGCATTTTGGCGCACGTACACGCGTGTCCGAGATCGCATCGAGCGTGCAATGCTATACATGGAGTGGTTGCATATCGCTTTCGGAAATCGCATTGGCGAAATATCCGGAGCGTGGTCGATGTACTTCTTGTCATTACCCTTGCGGGTGATTTCAAGAGATGTCTTCCTTGTAACCTGGTTTGCACCTGCAGCGTTGTTCACACTTCAAGCATTTGTTTACCCCGATACCTTTGAACTAGCCCGACGTGCTGTACTCATGACAGTCCTCTTAACATGGCTTTTCTTTTCTGCCATCAAACAAGCGATTAGGAAAGCCGTATATAGGATTGTCTCTGAAGATGCTACTTCCACACTTAGATCTACCAACCTGCTCATGAAGCTGGGAGGTGGCTTAGTAGTTGGATACTACACCTTCAAGACTGCTTCGCAGTTATTGAGTACATACGTCGCAGCCAACGAACCAGAAGGAAATTTGATCCCTTCCACCAAAAAGGAGGTTGAAGAGCGCCAGGCTGAGGTTAACCCTTGGCTTGAGTGCAACCCAGCCGTGCATCAATTTCAAGAACAGAAGTTGGATACAATGACTTTTGACCAAGTTGTTGCACGTACTACGCGAAATGTTGTGCGTGTTATAGGTCGCACTAAAGAGAATTCGGTCGTATCGACAAATGCGATTGTTTATGATATGGGTTTGATTTTATTACCCAACCATTCTCTGGAGCGACTCGATCCAGCCTTACCAGTGACTATTCAGACACATCCAAACCACGTTGGTGGGAAGCACTCTGTGTTTCTGACTAACGCGCAGAAAGTTTCACCAGACATTGTAATTGTGCAATATACTGGAGGACCAACTTTTACTTCAATGAAAGAGTTTTTCCCTCCTAGTTATGTTCGCAGTAACCACAGCAGTGTTATGGTGACACGCAATGATGACGGATCAATCAAGCAGAGAACACTCTGCACCAGATACCATAAGGTTTTGTCCAATGGTGTCGGATCAGCAGAAGGATCTTTTCATCGTTGCAGCACAGCAACTCGTCCAGGAGATTGTTTGTCTCCGGTTATCCGGCAGACTTCACCCTGTTTCATCACAGATGTTCATATGGGTGGATCTTCAGGCGGTGCTGCGTCTTTCAAAATCTCACGGGAAGATATCGAGCAAGCGATTTTGTCGCTTCCGCAAGAGTTTTCTCCTGAGAGTAAGGATGTGTATATCCCAGTTGTGAAATGTCCTCCGATAGAAACTGAACGTTATGGAAAGAAGCTAGACTTCAGTCCCACGATACATGAGAGATCTTGTACGCGGTTCTCAAGAGTTGATGAAGATGGCAGGCATGGGCGCATCATTCCCATTGCTAGCCATTCATCCACTCGTTTCCAATCACGTTCATGCGTTCAGATTTCTCCTTTATCGGAGTTCTTAGAACCCATGGTCCCACGCAAACATGGACCTCCAAAAATCAGGTCAGATCGAAATCACTCGGCAACATACGCGGAAGCGTCGAAGCCTTTTGATGATGTTCACCCTGACATAATGGATTGGGCTATGCGGGACTATGTTGGACCAATTGTCGAGGAATTCGACCGGTTGGAATTAGGAAATCAGAAGCCTTTATCTCTTGATGAGGCTGTGAATGGTGTTCCTGGTACGAAATTTATACGAAGGATGAACATGAAAACTTCCATCGGAACCTTTCTGACCAAGAAAAAGATCAATCACTTCGAACTCGTGGAAACCAGTCCACGTAATCGTTATGAATGTCCTGATTATATCCAAGAAGAGTTTTATAGAACCATGGAGAAAATGAGGAATGGCATCATGGATAGGCCAATATTGAAAACGGCTTTAAAAGATGAACCAACGAAACTTACAAAAGAGTGGGTTCGTGTGTTCATGGTGTCTCCATGTTACAACATCTTAGTTGGAAGATCACTACTTCTGCCTTTGATGGAGCAACTATACGCAATCCCCCTTGTCACAGGCATGTGGCAAGGGGTCAATTCAGTGAGTGATGAGTGGGACCAACTCTTTCACTTTATGCGCGAGTATTCAGAAGATTGTTGCCTTGAGGGCGACTACAGCAAATGGGATATGCGGATGTCTGGACAGACGATCCGTGCCGTTGCAGCCATTTTTCGATATTTTTCGAAAGCGCTCGGCTATTCCAAAGAAGATCAGATTGCAGTCGAAACATACATTTGTGACGTTGCTAACTCAACAGTTCTATTCAATGGAACTCTGATTGCTGTCGACGGATATAATCCATCTGGTACTCCACCAACAACCGCAGTTAATGGAATTGGAAACAATCTAATGCAGCGGTGTGCGTTCTATGTACTTTGGAAAGAACAGCACAAAACTCCTGTTCCAGCCTTTAGACACCATGTCAGGCTAGGAACAATGGGTGACGACGCTGTAGCGTCAGTCCGCAATTTCCCGCAATTTAATATGCGCAACATTCAACGAGTTTTACAACAAATACACTTACCCTATACGGATAGTGCTAAGAATGTTGGAGAGAAATGTTTGGAATACATTTCCATTCATGAAATTTCTTTCTGCAAGCGCAAGTGGCGATATGAACCACTAGCGGGGATGTATGTTGCACCCATCGAGTTAGATTCCATTTTCAAAAGTTTGCACTGTATGATGGAATCGAAAGAAGAACCATTGGATATTGTGGTTCAGGTTGTAGATGGTGCGTTACGCGAGCTTGCTCGGCATGACGATCCTATCTTCGACCAATACAGTGCGTACATACGTAGTGCTGTTGAGCAACTTGAAATTGCTCACATGGTACCACACTTGTACACCACCCGTCCTGAATGGTGGAGAATCCTAAATGGATTCAAGGACGAAGGGCCCGACAGCTTATTGGGCTCTTTAGGCGATGAAGCCGAAGTTGAATAAAGCATTACATGTATTGATTACCCTGTATAAAGACCACACACCTTGTTTATAGTGGCTTGCATGTTTTATTTGTGTACAATAGTGCATGTGGATTAATGCCCCCACATGTATCTTTCATAATTTGCATTAGTATGAATATCCTTATTAACCAAAGAGCTGGAGAACGCGTCAAGAACGTAGAATTCAAAGACCAGCAACCCTCGTGGACCTATGCCGTGGATGCGGAAAGGGATCCCACATTTGGTAACGCAGATACCAATGATTCTGTAGCCGATTTCTTCGAGAGACCTGTCAAGGTCGTTGACCTCGAATGGACAGTCGATGGTTTCCTCGACTACTCTTTCAACCCATGGGTGTCCTTCTTTGAGGACCCCAAAGTTGCGAATCGGTTAACTAATTTCAAAAATCTGCGGGCAGATCTCAAGGTCAAGTTTGTGATCAATGGAAATCCATTTTATTATGGAAGATCAATTGCTTCGGCAACCATGTTATCGAGTTTAGATTCTCACACCATTTTTCGAAGTGGAAATAGAGCTGACTTGATTCAAGCTTCACAACGACCGCATATCTACCTCAATCCAACTACATCTGAGGGAGGAGAACTGTTATTGCCCTTCTTTTATCCAAAGAATGCACTGTCAATCCCAGATCGGGAATGGAGAAGAATGGGTACGGTGGACGTTCGATCCATCAATGTCCTACGGCATGCGAATCAATCAACAGAGTCACTGACTCTTTCGATATTTGTTATGGCCACAAGTGTGGATATTTCGACACCTACTTCACGAATGGGTATCGTTGTCCCACAAGGAGATGAGTATGGCCTGGTTTCAGGACCAGCTCACTCTGTGGCTAATTTTGCCAATGGACTATCACAAGTCCCGCGCATTGGACCTTATGCACGGGCAACCTCAATGGTTGCTTCAGGTGTCGGAGCTGTAGCTTCACTCTTCGGGTTTTCTAGACCCAGAGAGGTGAAGGAAACGGAAAATTACCGGCACCGCCCTTTCGGCAACTTGGCTTCCACAAATGTTTCAGACAATGTTCAAAGTCTGGCATTAGATGCTAAGAAAGAAGTAACCATAGACCCGCGAGTTGTTGGGCTTGCGGGCAATGATGAGATGGCTTTAGTACCTCTGGCAAGAAGAGAGTCTTATTTGACAACTTTCGAATGGACTCCGACAGATGTGCCGGATAGTCATCTCTTCTCTATGGATATATCACCCATGCAAGGTGCACGTGATGGATCAAACCTTCATGTGGCACCCTCTGCCTGGGTTGCCATGCCTTTCAAGTATTGGAAAGGTTCCATGAACATCCGATTTAAAGTGGTGTCTTCGGACTACCATCGCGGTCGGATTAAAGTTGTATGGGACCCTGACTATTTTGAGCCCACCGATGGTGACTTATACAATACCAACTATACTACCATGATTGACATTTCTGCGGAGAAAGATTTCACGGTTAGCATTGGTTGGGGTCAGCAAACCAGTTATTTGAAAGTTGGATCGGCTGAATCCATCCCGAGTTTTTCTCTTGATGGAATTAGTACCAAGAATCCATTTGCAAATGGTACTCTGTCGGTATTTGTCGTTAATGAACTGACATCACCCTCATCCTCTATGGATCCAATTGAAGTGAATGTTTTCACGGCAATGGACAATGATTTTGAGGTTGCATGTCCAGATTCACGAAATTTGCGAGAATACAAACCTCTCACAATTTCACCTGACGAAACTACTTTCGACAGTCCGGAATATATACCCCCAGCACCTGGTAGTACGCCAGGGCCAGAAGACACACCGACGGGTGAGCCTCCTGGTACAATACCAGCCGGAGGGCCTGGCGATACGCCAGTAGATCCTCCTGAAGAACCAGTGGTTGAAGCTCTGTTCAACGACACAGCATCTGTACCAATGGTTTTTGCTGGAGTATCGCAATCTACAATTGTGTATGATTACGGTCTAGGAGCACAAAGGTCCCAAGCTGCTTCTATTGTAATAAATGTACCTTCGCTTGGAAGAGCATCGTCTGAAACAGTGGACGTTACAATGGCTTTAACACCATTCCACAGTGCAATACAAGACGATACAACCCCTCTTGTTTTTACCATTGCGTATGTAAACACTCCACCCGGAGCACCAGGCGGCCCACTTTTCAGTGGTTCAGGTACATGGGCAGATTTCAATGGTGTCGATTTCACCTTTCCAATGATCCTTGGAGCAGGTGGTGAATCAAATTACTTATCCATCAATGTATCAAGTTTGACGGAACAGTACGCCATTTCTAAACTGGCATATCCAGTGCCAGGAAATCTGACGTATGTGGAGGTATCTGCAGACGAGTTTACTGTTAGTTCCAGTGTTTCTGGACCGTTAGCAATCTCGATTGACCCAGTGAATGGAAACACTGTAGATATACCTTTTACAACGCCCAGTGAGGACTTTACTTTTAGTTTGCCCTCACCGGTTGCACCATCTTCTCCAATTTGGATGCGCTCGAACCATACTTCGACCGCTTCCTCTATGGGTATGGTGTATACCATTGATGGAATTGCAGTTAGTGGCATTTCTGTCAGAAATGTGGGGACCGTATCACCCAACATCGCGTTTGAAGCTCCAGCGCATACAGGAGCCTCTCAGTTCACATTAGCGAAACTTGCTGGTTTGAATGAGACGATTAAACCTGCATATTTAGGTTACTTCACCGATGTTGCCCCACAAGGTGCTGAAGCTGAAGCCGAGCAATCGGATGATGTGAATGCACCAATTTCTACGACCATTGAGACGTCAATGGCACCCACCTGCGATGTGGGTCAAATCAACACTGTTCACTTTGGTGAACAAGTCTCTTCTTGGAGACAAGTGTTACATCGCTATGATATGGCTTGGAGACTACTGATTCAAGATAGTACGACTTACGTTCTCAATGATTTATTAATTGGAACGGCACCCCCTGGTGGGGGTGATGCAGTGTCGCACACAAATCTTTTGAATTGGGTGAGACCAGCCTATCTAGCCTATAGAGGTGCGCTTAGATACAAAGCGCTAATGCATGGACGTCAAAACTCCGTGCGTTTTGCCTCTATCTCGAGAACTGATGAAGTGGACGAGAGCATAGTTACATCCAATGGAACTAAGCCTGAATACACTTTCACGGGTTTCGCGGTGGAACCGTTGTTCTTAACCGGTGGAGTTGACGCAGAAGTACCTTGGTACTCCAATTTGCGTTTCCATCCGGCCAGATCGACACATAACATCTACGATTCCCTATTAGGATTCGAGCGAACATGGCTGGAAATCTATGCCGAGTCACAAAACACAGACGAAATGGATGTGTTGGTTGCGACCGGTGAAGATTTCTCACTTCACATGTTCGTTGGCGTGCCCGTGCTAACACCACGGGAAGTGGCAATCTAGGATGCTTTTGCATCCTGGATTGCCAAAATTGAGTTGAGTGCCCAACTCGCGGTGCCACCTTCCTCGTTTGAAGGTTCGGTGTCGTTCTGGGGACCTCGCTTTGATATTTTTAACAGAAAATTTTTCAAGGGGAGGAATCCCCGGAGTTTTTGTTTCGGTTACAAATTTCAAAAGCGAGTC